AGAAGCGTATTTCAAAGGTGTGTAATCGACGGGTGCAGCTGTTCCGGGTGCAACTTCACTGATGCCTACACTGTGAGATCCGTTTTCAATGCTGTAGGTCTTAGTTCGGCCATGCTTGAGAACATCGTCTGTGAGTAGTCTTTTCAAAATCAGGTTTGGCATAGTCATTTCTATGATAACCTGATTCAGTTCTGGATACTGAATCGCAGCTGAATCAACAAAGGTTAGAGCGTCTTCTACAAAACTCATTTTCTTTTTTCCTCCAAAATTAATTATTTAATTTATTTTCTTCTAGCTTTCAAAAAAACTTGAAAGGGTGGTCCTCGGGTTTACCCGAAGATTATTTGAACTTGCGCGTTATTTGCGCCACCAATAGCTACGACTCCGCGTCGATATGACTGGGCGTTGATGATTGCTGCGAGACCTGAAGCGGTGATTACTCCTGTGGTTGTGTTCGCTGTGATAGTTGCGCCTAGAGCTGCATCGGTTGTCGGTGACCAGGCTGCTATGCCCCCGTTAGCTGAAACAACTACTGCGCCTGCTGACAATGTGCCGCCTGAAGTGTTCTTGCACCGTAGCCGATGACCGAAGACATAGACGTTTAGCAGTTGATTGCCAAAAGTATCTATTGGAGGCACTGACTGGACAAAGCCGATGAACGCTGCGTTAGCGCCTGTGCATAAGCTGACTGCGTTATTGCTTGAGACGTAGACTGGGTCGCCTACTTTGGGTGATGTGTAGCCTGAATCTGCAAGGAATGTCTGCTCTAAGTCGGGAATTACCTTAGGTCCTACACCGTCAAAACTCATTGTTCTGCCTCCTCAGGGTCTGTATGCGTTATATCCGCGGTTAAGCTGCCCATGCGTTTCGCAGCAGCAGCTAATTCGAGCCCAGCTTTCTTCAAACTGCCCTTCGATGCAAACATGTTGTTTAGGCGTTGAGCGTCATCGATTCCCGGGAGCCCTGCGCCTGCACCCATGCCGGGTCCCGACATGCCTTTCCCGTTTGGTCGAGGCTTAGGAACGGCGGCTTCAACGGCTGCTTTTATAGTTGTTTCCAACTTTGCTTCTATGGTTTTTTCAGAAGCGGCTATTGCAGCTTTGCAGGCATCCATGATCTGCGTTGTATTCTTCGTTAATTCGTCCTCTAGCTGTTGATACGTCAATTCCGTGCCAGCTTTCGGCTTTTCACCTGGAGCTGTCGGAGCGATTGGTGGCTGATTTTCACCTGAACTCATTTTATTTTTTTCTCCATTTATGTTGTTAAGCCCGTGTAAGTCAGGCTGTAACTTTGCTTTCAACTCTTTTAGGCCGCAAGGGCAATGCGACTTATCCGTGCACTTACAGACAGAGGCAACAAGCGCCTTGCGCTGCGATTCATCCATAGCAGCTGCGAACCCTTTGAAACGGAAAAGATTATTCGCGTAAGCACCCTCAGCGACAATACTGAGTTCTAAGCAGCGAGGTTGATGCACGATCTCCCAAGCACCGGCACAGAGATGAATCATCACCATGTCAGCGTCTCGAGTTTTGCCCTGGCATAAGCTGCAGACAATGTTATCTGAGACGACCTTGGGGCTAACCATCTGCAGGTATTTCTTTTCAATCTGGGTCAGAAGCACCGGATCCCCAGAGACCTCAGCTTGAAAGAAAACTTGTTCGCCTACACGCCAAGCCTTAATGACGGCTCCTTTTACGCTCTCAGTAGTAAGCCCGTGATTAATCCTGAGCCCAGCTTTATTGACGGTCTCCACAAAGAAATCTAGATCTTCCGAAGGGATCTGCCAACGGTTTTTGTTAACTGAAGTATCCATGGCTTGGCCTTCGATGATCCCAGTTTTCCTAATATCATCTAGGCTGGCTTGGACTTCAACATCATAATTCAGTTCTAAAGGCAAAGGAAAATCTCCTAAATTGGTCTGAAATTAGCTTATCATTCTACCACGTCAAAGCCAACCAGAGCCGTTAGCGTCAAGTTTTCATTTGATCTGATTCTTTTATGCTGAAACAACCGCAGTTTGGGTGCACATTGCAGGCGAACGTATCATCAGCAACGAATTCACCCCAAGGAAAAATACTTAGCAAATCATCTGGGTCTTCAAGCTCGTATTCGTCGCCGTCATAATCTTCACATTTAAGGCAGGTGTTAGGGTTCTTGGAGTTGTGAAAGCGCCAAGTAGAGAATTTGATGTTAGGGTTAACAACTGCAGCTTCCATTGCTCTTACAACACGAACTGCGTTAACGGCTTCAAGGCAGAGCTCGCACAAGATATGACGCCCCGTTTCCGTCTTTAACTAATTTCGTGGGAAACCCTCCAGGCGCTTTCTGCGGAGCTCCAGGTGTCTCAAACTGCCGCCCCTCAGGCATCATTGGCGCCGGAGCCGGCACAGACTTCAAAACCCCATCGATCTTTTCTGGAAGGCCTAATTCGCCACGTGCTTCTTTATCGCCCATCAACATGTTATTGTATAGGTCGATCACTCGGCTCATCTTGACGTCAGTGGGTGGTTCCCAAATTGGTTTCCACTTAATCTTTGGGATCTTATCCGGTATGATCAAGGCTTCTGGGAATTCGCCGCGTAGGATTAATGGGAAAAGCTGCATTTCATAGACGCCGCTGCGGTGTTTCTGTCGCATACGCAGCCTAGTTATGAACTCCTGCATTACGACGTCTGCCGTGGCTCTGTTGGCGCCTTCTGGCTCTCCCAGAAAGATCTTAGGTACGCCAAGTTGGCTGTCACGTTGACGCTCTAGATACTCGATCCACCATTCTGCCTTCAAGTCCTTGGTTAAGGAAGACATCGGTGTGACCTCGACGTCTCCTCTTACTGTCAGATCTGTGCCTTGATCACGTGTAGCCAGGGTATTTGACATAACGTCTAGTTGTGGGTCGCTCCATGGCTCAGGCATCCCGGGTGCACCGTTCCCACCGCATTTAGCGATGAGCATTGGCTTGGTGTAAATCTTCATGATTTTAGCCATATCAGCTTGGAAGTCATCGATCAGCGCTTGAATATGCAATATGCTACGCAGAGAAGAGGTCCCGTAGGCATTCTCAAAAAACCAGCTGGAAACGTTATTTAGTGTTCGATAGATTTCTTCAGGGTAGAAAATTGCAGGCGGGTATGAATTAAGTTGAGCGTAGCCGAATATGTTTTTGTAGCAGTCTTGGCGAATCCGCATGTACTCTGGGTCAAGGGTTTTCAGCCATAGCACCTTGGCTCCGTATTCATCCATCACTGGCTCAGTATAACTTGTGCCGAAAACCTGCGCGTCTTTCTCTTCGCTTCGCATCGTGTCGAGCATATCGTTGGATTCAAGCCATTCTTCTAAGAAATCGCGGAAGGTGTTGGTGCCGCCTTCCAAAGTGAACCCGTTTGAAATCTCCAAGTTAACTTTTACGTCGACTGAAGCCTGGATACGCGGGACAAAAGAGTATAACGCCTTAAACTTCGGCAGGTCTTCAACAGGTGTGACCCCCCAAATGCGATCCCAAAGTGAAGTGTATGGGCTGCTGACAAAGCCGATTCCTGAAGCTGCCAAGTTATAGTTATTGACGTACTGCATTAAGTTCCAATCGCCACGCCAAGCAACAGGAACCTCTGTTTCACGCTGAGAAACTGCTACGGCGTTTGGCACGTTGCGTAGCGGGTTAGGCATCGCTAACGAAAGATCTTTTCTCAGCAGGACCATCTAAAACCCCTCATTGTTTCTTTTCAGGTTCAGATTTCTTAGGGGCTTCAAGCGTGATAGAAACTTCAATTTCATCAATTATCACATTCTTGAATTGTTCTACCCCGTTAATGCGAATATGTAAGCTACGCATACGTGATGCGTGCTCCATACCGAGAACTTTGACAATCTCGTCTTTTGCACTTGCAGAAACCAAAATTTCATCGACCATTTTTAATCATCCTCGATTGGTTGTTTTTTCTTAACTACAGCTACGCCTTTTCCTTGAGGCATCGCGGTAACGCCAAGAAGGTTGCGAGCCATAACTTCCACGCAGTCTAAAGCATCGTCATGTGCACTCCTTGGGAACTGGACCCACTCTTGGAAGAACTCGCTTTGAGTGCAGGACCAGGCGGGATTAAGGGTTGCACGTCTAGATTCAAAGTGACTGCTTAACGGGATCAGACGTTCTTCTTTGCCTTTTGAGGTCACTGTGGGCACGATCGGGAGGCC